TCATTTTTTACCCAACTTTCTAACTACATGTATTTTTAACAAATCAGTTTCATGCAATAAAGCTCCAGCACCCATTCCCCAAGCAAAAACACCAATACCAATCATAAAAGCTGTCATTTTTATTCCTCCTCTTAGTAAATCAATATACATAAAGCTAAGATAAGAAAAGCTGCATAGGCTAATAAAACTTTAATAGCACCACCACGTTTTACCATGCTTCCTAAAATGATGACTACACCAGCCAAGATAGTACTGTAACCGACAATGTCAGGTAAACTAACCACAAACCAATCCCATATATAAATTAAACCTTCACCAACCTTTTTCCCAAGATAATCTAAAACTACATTGTCGCCTTTATCGTATTGATCCACTTGCCCATTTTCAAAAAATGTTTTTACACCATCTAAAAATCCTTTATCTCCAGTTAGATCAGCTAACGTATCTGCTAAAGGCGCTGGATCAATGAACTCGCCGTTCGGTGTTTGTACGGCAAAATGTAAATGAGGTCCTGTCGTACTCGTGCCAGTATTACCACTTAACCCAATAAATTCACCGAATTCTATTCGTTGTCCTGGTGAAACGTGTATCTCTTTTAAGTGGCCGTATACATAGGCGTTACCGTCATCGCCTCTAATAATTATTCCGTTACCTAACGGTGTATTTTCTGGCGTTAAACGTTCAACAACCCCAGGTGTAATACTTTTTAATTCTGTCCCCTCACTTAAACCTAAATCAATTCCAGTATGCGGGCGAAAATTTCTCACTTCAGACACTTCTCCGAACTTTGATGTTAGTCTGATCTTATATTGACTGCCTACTAATTCCATGTCTATTTGCTCCCGATTGATTTAAGAAAGTCTCTTATATCAATTGCGTGCCTTGCAAGCAAGTAACCACAACATACCCCTATCACTATTTCAATCGCTTTTGTACGATGCCCAAGTGCCCATGCAGCCCCAGCGAATATAATTACTAACACCACACCAGCGTCAAAAATCCCCATAATCGCATCATAAATATCTTTGAATGTAGTTTCGGCATCAGTTAAAGTTTCTTCTGGAGCAACTACAGCAACTACAGCTGGAGCAGTACCATCAGCCAACGTTTTTGGGGATAATAAAAATAATGCCGGACCTGCTGCAGTTAATACTCTTTTCATTATTTTTTTACTGCTTTTATTTTCAAGTGAGTAAAATTCACGACTTTTAAAATCGAATTTTTTAACAACTTTAATTTTTTTCATTTTCTACTCCCCCTTAAAATCGGATAAACTTTCATCAATTCTTTTTCATGCCAAATTTTCATAAGAAGATATCCAACAATCATCAAAGTTTTCACTTAAATCCCCCTAATATCTTTTTGATTTCAGGAAAAACTAATAACACTCTACAATGAAAGGATGACTGTAAAATGCATATCATCATTGCAGTTGGAGCTGGCATCGCAATCGGAACTTTAGTTAATCTTTTTGTGGGATAAACGGGCGGCTTATCGCTCGTTTTTTTATTTCCTTCTTTTTTAATTCTAACTTTTCTGCAACAGTTAATTTTCTAATGTTATCTTTTTCAACTGGTTTATTTACTTCGATCATTGTCGCTTTTGTTTCAACTTTTTGATTTATATTTATATCTTCCAGGATTAGTTTTTTAACATAAGCGGTAAAATTCCTTCGTTTTACGTGCTTCAAAATTAGTTCATCATCTGCGTTTTTTTGATTGAAGGAGACAGACTTAATCACTTTATTTTTACTCATAAAAATTCACTTCCTAAAATGTTTTAGACTTGCATTTTTTCAGAGGTATTCGCATATAGCTATTAACAGGCGTAGCGTTAGTAGCTAAATTCCCCGAAAGGGTTATTTTTTTACTCAAATTGGTATTACCGGTATTACCATTTTTCTCTATATCATCATTTCCATTAAGTTGTCATTTTCATCTGTTTTCATATCTTGTTTAAATGGGGTTGCTATCCCCTCCATATCTTTTTGAATTAATCGTTTCACATAATTTGAGAAGTTTGGATATTGCTTAAAGTGACTAATCATTTTGTTTTCGTAAGGATCCGCTTTATTAAATGAAATACTTTTAACTACTCTCATTTAAATACACTCCTTGCTATCTCATAAAACCCAATAGAATTTGCATATACTGGGTGGACAAGCTTGTATGAATTTCCTTCAAATATAGTTGGTTCAAAAACACTTAAATTATTAAAATATTTTTTTAAATAAGGAGCTAACATTTCTGCCGAACCTCCGATTAATCTGACAAAATCTTGTCGCCCCCATTTATTAGCTTTAGTTATAATCGACTCTGCTAAAGATTCTAAATCATTACTTTTATTTGTGTTCATCCCATAATTAAGAGTAAAAGCTTCTTTATCTATATACCTCTTATCATTTAGAGTAGCTCCATTTACCGTACCTGACCCAATATCGATAATTCGAACAATACCTAACTCTGGTTGGCACCAAAATGAAGCTGCTCCCTCAGCCGCCACCTCCACACGGCGAATAACAATTGTTTTTGTGACGCCGTTAACTTCTAGTTCGTGTCTACCTCGAAGCATTTCTTTGATAGCATTCTTTTCAATATGATCATGCTTTTCTATCGGTTGACCTACCACAACAGAATGTTCAAAAGCATCACTATATCTGTGGATAGCTAATAGGACTCGTAATCTTGCATCTTCATGAGCTTTTGTATCACCCATTCTAGACCTTATAAACTCAGACTCATATTTTGCAAGCGTTCCAGCGAACCCTCTTTTACCTTCGAAATAGTATTCCATATCATCTTTCGAAAAAGTTTGTTCTAGTTTTCTTTTTCTCCATTCTCCTAAACATGAAAGGAACTTATAAGGACCGTAAGGCCCCATTACTTTCACTTCATAGTTACCTGCATCGATGCCTAAAATCATTAAACCCACTCCTCCTTTAATTTGCTTTTTCAAGAAAACTTATTAAATCAACATTTAATTTGTCATAATCATCAATTTGTAAATAAATACATTCAGCAACAAAGTTTGGATCTGCGTCGTTTCTTTCTAATATTTCAATTAATTCACTCCACTTTTCTAATAGGTTAATTGTGTTTTTGATAGTTTCTTCATCTGTTTTCGACCAACTATCTCTTAAAGCGATTTTTAAAATTGTTGTAGTTATCATTAAACTCACTCCTTTTATTACTGTTGTAATAATTCTTTTGTTATTATCAAGCTTTTTATTACTCTTGTAATAACACTATATGTGCGTATGCCTAGAAATTGCCTGTCCATTAAAAAATATATTTTACACCTTACAAAAACGTTAATATCCATTAAAGTAAGACTATAAAAAAAGAGGATCTCGTTATTCTGAGACCCTCTGAAATATTGAATTTACTGTAACGTTTAATTTTTCGCTAATTTCCAAAGCTGTTTCCAAATTTGGTTGCATCTTTTGAGTTTCATATCTACTGTATTGAGATATGTTTATCCCCAAAAAACTTGCAAACTCAGTTTGGTTCATTCTTTTATCGTGCCTAAATTCTTTTAATCGATTTTTTATAGACAATATACTCCCTCCTTCTTATATATTATGGTTTCGATAATAAAATTGCTTTTCCCTTCAAAAAAATTTTAGGGACAGGCAATTTTTAGGTATTCGTGCATATACATATAGTAAGAACTAAATAACACCAAAGGAGTTAGATAGCCCCTCACAAGAGGGGTTAAAATTATTTTATGTCTAAGTTTGTCGAAACCATTTCCTTATTTTGGGTAAATAGTATAATGTTGCATGTACAATAAAGAATGGGGGAATTACATTGAAAAAAAGATTATTATTTTTACTTGCTGCTCTATTATTAGTTGTATCAGCATGCGGAACGACTGAAGAACCTACAGAAACAGAAGTTGAAAATGAAGAAGGTGTAAATCAAGAGGAAGAACAAGAAGAGGTTTTACCAGAAGAAGTTAATGACGATGGATTCGAACACTCTGTAGGTGACGTTATTGAAAACGAAGGTGGAAAATTCACATTAATTTCTAGAGCTAGTGATATTGAAACACAAGAAACCGGACCAATCATTTTTAATATTTCACAAGTGAATACATCAACTGGCGACCTAAAAGGTGATCTTGCTTCCTTTTTGGAAAAAGATTTTATTAATTACATTCAAATTGACATGGAAGTAGAAAACACATCAGAAGAAAATATCACGTTCTTTCCCGCACAAGCAACAATTACAACAAATACAGGAGAACAACTTGAATCCGACATGTGGTTATCCGAACACATTGATGGCGAATTTATTGGTGCAGTAAAAAAATCTGGTTCTCAATTTTTTATCCTAGAAAAATCTGTAGCAGAAGATATTGAGTGGGTAAGAATAATTATTGGGGCCCCTATGAATGCTGATTGGGAAAATGTTGGTGAAAAAATTGACTTTACCGTAAATCTAAAATAAAAGGAGATAAGGAGATAATATGAAATTAATAGCTATTCTTTTAATTGCTTTAGGTTCTTTAGGTTTACTTATGTCAGTTATGATGTATGGTGACATAGGAATTGCGGCGGCAATAGGGGCCATTACTGCATTATTGTCTGGCATAGGATTTTTAAAAGTAAATAAGAAAATATCAGAATAGCCCCGGTATCCGGGGCTTTTTGACTAAATCATTACAATTTTCTTTAAAAACTGAGAGATATACTGACATTTTTATAGAAAAGTAATTAGCTAATTATTTCAGATTGAAATTTTAATTCAAATTGTAGTTGTCTCTTATATAGTAGTTGGGGTTTTACCTCCACGTTCTCATTAATTATTTTTGCTGTTGTACCAAGGGTTGAAGGTGGTTTATTTTCCGAGAACTCATGTAGACCGGCCATGTTCTCATTATTTCAATTAATGAGAACTCATATGGACATTATTTAGCTATAACACGTTAGTGTCATGACAATGATAAAACCTCAGTTGTTTTATTAAAATTTAGCCCTCACCAATTAAGGCAAGGGCTTATAAATTTTATCCAAACATATGACCCCAAGTTTGCGGACCAACAATTCCATCCACAGTTAATCGATGTCTACGTTGATATTCACGAACAGCTCTTTCTGTTATAGGACCGTAAATTCCATCTGATTTAACTCCTAATTTAATTTGTGCTGCTTTAACATCTTCGCCACGCATAAATGGTGATTGTAAACGTAAAAGTCTTGTGTACTGTGGTTTATTTTGTTTAAAAGTTTCTAATGCATTTGCTGATTGTGGTCCGAAAAGACCATCAACTGTAATTCCTGCTGCTCGTTGAAATGCTCTTAGAGCTACCTCTGTTTCATCACCAAAGTGCCCATCAGCTCCCCAACGAGGTAAGTCGAATCCCGCTGCAGTAAGTTCTTTTTGCATTCGTTTGACGTGTTCCCCTTTATCCCCATGACGGATAATATTTTCACTACCTGTTTCAACAACCACTTTTACTTGTGAAGGCTTTTTAATTTCAGCCTCTCCTTCCCAGGCATCTGCATATTTCTTAACATCAGTTAGGAATTGGTTCCACGTCACACCATTTGGTTCCAACCAACTTTGAGGGTCTGAGCGTCTACCTGGATCTTCGAAACGATGTGCAGTAATTTTAGCAAAAGGATCCCAACCATTTTCTGCACATACCTTAGCCCATGCCCACACATAACGATCATAAGCCTCAGCAAATTCGCCTGTACGGCATAAACTAATAGCAATAGCATGATCATTAGCTTTACCTAGATTAAGCGTTTGACGGTCATTTTGACGTTGGATATGGAGAGCCTTTTCATTAAGTGGAATAATCTCAATGATTGACTTTGAATCTACCAACTGATGATAGGACGCTCGTACACTGTGATTTTGAAAGTACCTTACATGAGTGTCGGCGTCAGCTGAGTTGTTTGCTGTTTCATGAGCTGCACCATAACGTGGACCAATTACTTTTTCCTGATTACGGTTTGCTAAATTGCTAATATACCTTTTTTCAATTTGATATTTATTTTTAACTGCCATTATTTTTCATCCTCTCTTGGTTCTGTATAAGTTAAAGCTTGTAAGCTATCACTAAATCCTTTTGTAGTTGGATCATTAATAGCGTTGTAAGTTGACACCGCAACTAATCCTAGTACATAAGGGTTTTTAATAGCTTCGATGATTACATTTCCGAGAATATTCCATGTTGTTAAATCTTCGAGAGACAACCCCATGTAGGCAAGGATTGGAACTAATACAGCTAAAATAACTTGCACAACAAAATGTGGGTTTTTAAATCGTACTTTCCAGTTGACTTTCATGTTACCCTCTCCTTGTTTTTTTATGATTTGATAAATGTTTGTACCACGAAAAACAATAACCCAATTCCACCTACAATAATTCCCCCCATAACCGTGCGCCATAGCCAAGTTTGATTATTTTCTAATTTATCAAGCCTTTTGTGAGCGCTACTTGCTTTACTTTCTAAAGATGCATTCTTTATTTTCAATTCCTCAACATCACTTTTAACACTTTTAACATCTCTTACGTTTTCCTCAATTCTGATTAGACGTTCTTTAAAATCGTCAAAACTTTCAACAAGCTTATCTAGTACTTTTTCAAAAGCTTCGCTCACCTGCTAACCCCCTTTGACAAAATAAAAAGAGCTCCCGAAGGAACTCTCATTGTACATGAAATCTTTTGTGCGCTTGTTTCTTACGTTCTTCGCTAACATGGGCATAGACTAAAGTAGTGCTCGGGTCCTCGTGACCTAGTAATTTTTGAACATCAGCGAGATCTGCTCCATTTTCCATTGCAAGTGTTCCAAATGTATGTCGGAATGTATGTGGGGTTATCTTTTTTGATATGTTAGATCTTTGTTCAATCTTATCGATTATTCTTTGTATATTTCGATTACTCATTTTTCTATACGGTTTGCGTTCGGTAACAAATAAATATTCACATTCATCGTTACGGCTATTTAAATATTTACGTAATTGGTGCATGGATTTTATCGATAGATAGACTGTCCTTTCTTTATCCCCTTTGCCAATCACATGGATTTTCATTTCGTGTAAGTTAATATCAGTCGTCTTAATATTAGCTATTTCGGATAATCGGCAACCTGTCGAATACAAAACTTCTATTAGTGCTCTTTCTCGTTGATCTTTACAAGAGTCACGTACAATTTCCATTTCCTCGATACTTAACCCTTTTGGTAATCGTTTAGGCTTCTTTGGCGGCTTGATTTTAGCAGCTGGATTACGTAATAGTAATTCCTCTTCAACCATCCAAGCGAAAAAACTTTTTAAAGCCGATAATTTTTTATCTACAGTACTAATCATCCAGCTACTATTACTTGCGAGGTACTTCCTTATGTCAGCTGTGTTAATTTGTACAATAGGTTTATCAATTTTTTCAGAAAACAATTTCAATTCAAGCTTGTAGCCTTCTAACGTTTTATCAGACATTCCTTCAATTTGTCTTGCAGACAAATACATGTCGATTTTTTCTTGCAGATCACCCTCAATATCTGTTTCTGTTTTCCTTTGAATTTCGTAATTAGATAAAACCTCTTCTAACCTAATTACGAGCTTTCGGCGATCCACATCAAGAAATAATGTGCTTATGACTACTTCTAGGTCATTCATAAGCCTGGCAGTATCATTTACCTCAAACATATTCAATTCCCCCTGGAAAGGTTATTTCGCTTTGAATACGTCCTACAACAGAAAAGAAGTAGGTACGCATTCCAGGTGCGTTTAAGTCGGGGAGCTACCCCAACTAACCTACTTCCATTTTAACATATCACTTTTTAAAAGTGATAGTCAATAAAGAACATTTGTTCGTAAAGTTATTTGACAGGCATGTTTAATTCTTTAGCGTTGTCGATGTGATACTCAACGTGGTCATATAATGACATATAATCACCGTCGAGATCATCTGAGCATTCGTCATAACTTACCGCTAGTTGCATCTTAACTATGTCGTTTTTAAGCCATAGTTGAGCTATTGTATTGTCCCTCATTTCAGATAACACTTTTTCTACATCTTTTGAAGTTGTCATAATAGCATAGCACTTCCCTTAAATTTGATGGCTTAAAAATTTATACCCTATCATTTCGTCAGTAGATTCATCACGAATTGCCGTGACTCTTCCTTCCATCATTAAGTCACCTAATATTAACTTAAAAAAGGTTTCGTCATATTTAAAACCATATTTAACGCCTCTTTGTATAACCTCGGTTTGTAACATATAATCCATTATAGCTTTAGCAGAAGGATAAACGGGTAGATTTTCAACTTCAAATGCCTTATTTTTATCGTTTATAATCAATCGATGATAACTTTTGTCAGTAGTATCAAAAGCAACATTTGCATTTTCTAGATAACTTAAAACTTGTTGTTTAATCTTATCTCTATTTGTGACTTTGTAATAAATAGAGTAATACATGAAAAAACCAACCGGGACGATTATTACAGCTGTAATAATCGCAGTGATTATTACTTCAAATAAAAATTCAAACATAAATTGGCACAACCTTTTCTTGTATAATTACAGCAATCTCTATCTTATTTTTTATCTAAAGGTAAAAACTTCATAGCAATTTTAGCTTGTTCATAGACTCCTGAATATAACGTAGATTTTTTTGGATCGATTAAATTTAGTCTGTTACAGTATTTTTTAAACATTTCAACATACCATCCGTCAGCTCTAGGATCTATAGTTATGTTTTCAATAAAATCGCTCGGCTCGAGATTTAGATATATAAAGTCATTATCTTCTTGTTTTGGTTTGATAAACCCTTCATCGTTAACTGTAACTAACCTTACTTCATTTTCGTGTTCAAATGCTCTTCTTTTAAGATATGCCTGGGAGAACGGACTTTTATATTCATTGTTTTCAATTGAATTATTGAGTGCCTCTAATAAATCGTCGTAATAGATTACTGGCGCCAGAAAACCATATTGAATTTCTTGTAACAATTCAATTTTTAGGACTGAAGTTTCTATGAGTACCCCATCCCTAAATGGGGAATAAATTCTCCACATAGCATCGGACTCTTTATTTAAACTAAAGCACATACCGTGCATGATTTCAGTAATTTCCCAAATAGGGTACTCCAATCTTCCGTCATCTCTTAAAGTCGGTAATTTACTTCCAGGAACTTCCCATGTATCTTCCCATTTTTTTACCTTTGTTAAGTAAATCTTTTTACACTCTACAAATGACATAAACTGATTTAAACTCATATATCTGTATAATTTTGTTTCAGGTGTTAAATCTGACGTTTTTATGATCCCTCTTTTATTCATAATACTCTCCTCACAATCTGAGATTTGTTTCTAAGTAAGATATTACGATTATACAACAAAATTTGTAAAAAGTAGTGTATACTTGTCAATATTTGATAGAATGGGGGTGAAACCATGGATCCAATTATCACTTCAGCAATTACTTCATTCGTTACTACTATTGCAACTAATGGTAGTAAAGTTCCAATGCAGACCCTTGATGACCTTTGGTATTTAGCTTTCGGTAAGATCAACCATATTGCTGAGCTTAAAAAGGCTAAACATGAAGTTGAAACGGCTCATTATAAAGATTTAGTTGCTCAAAAAATATTGAAAATCAATGAAAACAACCTACAAGAACCGCCTATGAGCGTAGTAGGACCCGCCTTGGAAGCATCTCGTTATTACATCGAAGAAGAAAAATTAAGGGAAATGTTCGCGAGCGTAATTGCTGCTTCAATGGATAAAACCAAATCAAAAAACGTACATCATGCATTTGTTGAAATAATAAAGCAAATATCTCCTGATGACGCAAAGAACTTAACTTTTTTTAAGGTAAGGAATAATCATCCCATTGTACAGTTTAAATCTGTCCACCTTAATGGGAAGGGCTATCTATTATTAAAGACAAATGTTTTCCTTGGACACTACACAGACATAATTACTGGTAATGAAAACGCCGCTTCAATTACCAATTTACATCGATTAGGATTAGTTTCTATATCGTATGAAGAAAACTATTCAGAGAAGCACAATTACACTACTTTTCGTGACTCTACTTTCTATAAGAACGTTAGTAACCACCAAGACCCTGAAGTAACTAGAATAGAAATGCAAGAAGGAATTATAAGGATAACACCTTTAGGGCAATCGTTCATTAATGTCTGTTTATAAATTCATTCTTTTTTACGTCTGTTCCTAATAAATAAATTAACTACAATAGAAACTGTCATGCTTGTTAAAATAACCAAGATAATTTCACTCATTCTTTATCTCCTTTTTAAAATTAAAGTAAAAAACACCCACTATTTCAAGGGTGTTTTTTTACTTCTTAAAAGTTTTTTTATGTCTAAAAGTTATGTCACAGTATTGTCCGATTGTGTATTAATATTCTTGCACCCATGTACCTGTATTAGCACTATATACTTTTAACCTGTCTGCCTTTTCGGATGGTATAAAGGTTATTCTTCCTCTATACCTGTATATCGTTACTGTGCCAACAGTTGTTTTTGCACGTATTCCAACACTCGCCACTTTATCGCGTTTTAGGTATGTTTGTGAGTAAAAAGGAATCGTTTGTCTTTTGTCACCTTCGGAATATACCTCAAAACGGTTAATAGTACCTGAAAATCCGTACTGAAAGTCTGTACTCTCCTGTCCTATAAATGGGTTGAAAGTATTAATTGAAGCTGGATCACTACTTTTAACGGTAACTACACCCTCAAATAACAAAATACCATCGCTAGGTGGGGTGAAAATGAACTTAAATTGATTGATTTCCACTAAACTTGTGCTATTAATCGTAATGGTTGTCGTCCCAGTTTCAAAATGCGTTTCAATCACAAATGGTTCATTAGGTGTAAATACATCTTGTCTAGCGTGTTGAATGATAATATTCCCGAACCATTCTAATGCTTTAGTCAATTCAACACTGCCGTATGTGGAACCGTATCTACCGTCTGCCCACTCAGGATTACCACTCACAATCTTTTTAACATGATAGGAATAATTATAGGCACTGGGGGTATCTTGCTGACTATTATTGATTACTGGTGTAGCGATATCCCGCACTAAGAAATTAATTAAATCATCGTAAATGAATTGGTTTGTTGCGTTTATAGAGTTATAAGCAACGTAATCATGACTTGCGCTTCCTAAATTGTGAATGTCAAGATAGGCAGTTGCATCTGAATAAGTGTTTAGCGTATCTCTAATATATTGTGATTCAATCTCGCTAAAAGGTGCTGTGCCTTTATAATCATGCCCAAAAGGTGTTGAAGCTCCTGCGTATTCGCTCCACTTGTAGTCGAAGTTGCGGTTTAAATCAACACCATTTGAATTCTGTCTTACACGAGGATGTGGTTGTGAAACTCCCCAGGGATTCTGAATTGGGAGAATAACCAATCTTACGTTATTACGGATATAAGCCAACTGCGGGTATTTGTGCCAATCCTCCATTAAATGCTTTAAAAAAAGGTACACCGCTAATATTCCAGTCAATTCCCCGCCATGTATCCCTGCACCTAAAATTAAAGTTTTTCTGATTTTTTTAGGTGTGAACACATATCTCCACACATCATAAGTTCCGCTTGCATCTTTACCTAAAGACGTTCGTGTTAAATGGCTTATATTAGCTAATCGCAATGGTTCGAACAAATTGTTAATAAACCCATCTGCGTTACTTCCAAACGTATCAAAAAAGTAATTCGCATGATCCTTTCTTGCTGGAAGTTGTGTAGGCGGTTGCCAGTACATACTTGCATTGTTATCTGCTTTGACTTGCACCGTGTCAACTTGTGTCATAGTATGTGCCAACTGTACACCAAGATCAGTTAACTGTGGAGCGTAATCTTGCTCTAATTGTTGCAACTTTTCACGTATTTCTGTGTCTAAAAGTCCTTGGTCAAAACTACCGTCAAGGAGTGCTTCTGTTATCTCTCGTGCTTCAGCTGAAGTTTTCCCCGACTCTTCGAGTGCCTCAGCAATGGCTTCACGAACGTCTTTTCCAAATATTGCATTACGAACCTTATTTGCTAGTTCCTGTATCTTTTGAGGTATCGGCAATATAATCATCCCCTCTCAATTTGTTTCTCAATTGTTCTGATTTAATCCTTATCTTTTCAGATGCTTCTGCAATTCTTTGTGCCCTACTCTGGATCTCCGTCATTCTCTAACGCCTCCAACCTCGACACAATATCATCTAGGTCTACTTCATTTAAAACATTAATCAGGTTAAATTTTTCTCTAATACTATCCAAATCAGTATTAAAAGTAATACTGATTAAATCAGTTTTTTCCTTCATTAAGTCATGTGTTTGTTTATCATTTGCACTCATTAAGCCATCTTCTGTAGGAGTGGCTATATCATAGATAGGAATTTCATCAATCGCTTCAATGAGGTTGTCTACAGCATGATTTAAGTTATTGATTGCATCCTCTAGAGCTGGTAAATCCCCTTCTTCTAAGTCAAATTTGACTTGTTGTATTGCTTGATCTACGGCAATAAGTTCAGTTTTTAAATTATTTATTGTTTCCGATTGTTTAGTGACTCTGCTTTCTAGATCAACTATTGTTTGAGCTGACCTATTCATATCAGATTGATATTGATTTAAAGTTTTGAACTTATCACCAATAGTTAACGCTGCGTTTTGTGGGTTATTTATATCTAACGATTTGCCAATAACTCTCAATCTTTCATCAATAGCCATTATCGGGTTTTTAAGAGGGTATGAATTCCCTTTCTCAAATGAATCAATATCTAACCCTATTAAAGAAAGGTCAATAGCGCTTAACTTATATTGAACGTACGCTACTTTTTGTTTAGATAACCATTCTAATCCTCTTGCTAATAAGTTTTCTGGAAGAGTAATATCGTTCCAAGTAATAGAACCACCTTGAATTCCAAATTCAGATTGCAAAATTTCATCATCCAAGTATGGGATTCCGTTATTAACTGTTTCTATGGTCAGTCGAGCTTGTGAAGCATCTGTAGCTTCTGGATCCTCACTCTCAACTCGCTCCCCTAATGGAGTTAATCTTGTAATGATTTCAGTGGGATCCACATCCCTACTCATGCTTCTTAAGTTTTTTGCTATTCGTATTTCAGTTTCCTTATCCTCACCTATTCGTTCCAAATAATCTAAAAAACGAACCCCATTTTCCTTTCGAATTTGGAGTTCGCCGCCTATATTATCTATCAACTTTTCTTTTAAAGTTTGAAATGTGTCATGCTCTGCAGATAAATATAGATATAAATAATTAGTTGAATTTGTAACGTTCATTTCTCCAACTTCAAACTTCTTATAATCTTCCACTTGTAAGTTATGATATTCAATAATTTCATTAAATAACTCAAATGGCGTGCCACGGAATTCCATATGTTTTTGAACCGAGTCGTGTAAATATCCTAGTTCTCCTTCGCATTCATACGCCGCACTATGAAGGCCTGTTTCGTCCATGTTTTCACTTGGTCCTAATACACGACCTTCAAACTCTACTTGACCTTTTTTTATATTAAAAACATTTATAAACGTTTTTAGAGGTTTGATTTTTCCGTATCCCGGATTATTCATGTAAAAAGAAAAATTAAAGGAATCTATAGCGTTAATTTCAGTCTTAATAACTCCATTAGCAATCTTTATGTCATTTACATAGGGGTTGTGTATCTCAGTCTCTACACCATCATTAATAATTTTAATCTTATACAAACTAAATCAGCTCCTTATAAAAAAGGAAAGAAATAGAGCCATTACCGTCAATGTGTAATGAATTTTCCCCTGATTTTAATACGAAATCTTTACTTTTTGATTCTCCTGTTGGGACATTAAAAATAACACCATTCATTTCAACAACCATATCATCGGATGCAGTTATTATTGGTGTTATATCAGGTGTACCCACATTTAACAATGTCACATCAGTAGGTCCGTTAACTTCAAATTCAACGGGCTGAAATGCATCTAAATCAAAGTTGATTTCATTCCATATGTCATGCCCTTCAGGATATTCTGCAATCATAAAAGGATACGCTTCGAAATTAACTGTTAAAATGCCATCTTCCCAATTTTCATTAAAAGCTGATTCGTCCTCCACCTCTGCTAAAAAGTAATAACCTGGTATTGTATCATCATAAAGTTTTTGTTTGCCATTGCTATTCATTAACCAATTTATTATTTCAGTTTTCTTTGTTGTCATATGTTTTTTTGATTGATCTTTAATATTGAATGAATACGTTAATGTTCTCTCCGTGTATGTTTGATCTCCATATAACTCACTGAAATCATATTTTTGATTAGAAAATGGAACAGTGACAAAAATTTTGTTTTTACTAGGTATCCCAATTGTTTTGCCAGGGGCCAACGTAATGCCGAAATTATTATAGGAATGTTTACCATTAAAATTTATTCCAAATATCACGTAGCGAGCCCCCTTTGTGATCTTCTAACTCGTACTCCACCCTCAATATCCGTGTAGTCACCTGTTATTTTTGCAAAAGTTTTCCCATCAATATTTAGAACTTGACCGTCTTTAACCGCTTGTATTAAATCAATAAGTAATTCTTCCATTCTTGTACTACTGTTACTGTTAATAATGCTACCGTTTTTGGAAGTGCTTCCTGGTTGCATGGATCCAACAACTGCATTCATTGTAGATTGTGCTTCTGGTATCATATCTTCTACCCCGTCTAAAAAACCGTCAATCATATTACGTCCCCAATGAACAATAAAACGACCTTCACCTTTTTTAGCAGGTGACCAGAACTTTAAAAATTCACCAGCTTTTTTAACGACATCTTCTGCTGCTTGTGCGACTTTCGTTCCCATGGATTTTATACCATCAACAAAACCATCAATCATATTTTTCCCCCACTGTAAAGCGTCGCCCTTTAATCCTGTAAACCACCCGGATATATGACCCCACAAATTTGAAAAAGTGGTGCTTAGTATATTCCATACGCCGCTTAGGTAAGCATTAATCCCGTTCCATAGATTTTCCCAAATTAATTTCAGTCCGTCGCCCATTCGTTGCCAATCTCCAGTGAAAAGACCAATGAAAGCGTCAAGTAATCCTCTTAAAATTCCAAAAATTGATTGAACCACTGTTACAATTGTATTAAAAGCTGTTTTTGCATTTTTAACTAAGGTATCTCCGAAAATTGACCACCATTTTAGCGCTAAATTTACAAAAACTTGTATTATTTCTTGTATATAAGAAAAGGCAGTTTCAAAGAATGCTTGAATTACTGGTAAATTTTCTACTACCCAATCCTTCATTGATTGAAAAACCGGAATTAAGTGTGTTTTAAACATATCAACGGCTACATCTATTACTTGTGAAATGATTTCAAAAGCTTTAGAAGTAATCGCTTCTATTTGTGGCATGTGCGCCTGTATCCAATCCATCAGTGATTGCATAATTGGAATAACTTTTAATGCTAAGGACATAAATAAAAATTCAGCTTGATCTTTCATTTCTGCTACAGTTATACGAAAATCATTTGCTTTATTTAAATCTTCTTCACTGATTATATTGGCTGAAGCTTTAGCCTTTTCCATGGCCTCAGCTCCCATATCAACGACAGGGGCTATTTCTTTCCATGAACCACCTAGTAAATCAGTACCTATTCTTGCTCTTTCTGTTGGGTCTTCGATTTCAGATAATGATTTGGTTATTGCATCCATTCTAGAGTCGGCGTCCATATTTGATATTTCTTCAAAAGACAAACCTAAGGTTTCTAGAGCATCACTACCTTTTCCACCTTCATTGGCCATAGTATCTAATGATTTAGTCAACTTTTGTGATGCGTTTGTCATTGCATCAGCAGATACCCCAGCAACTTTTGTTACCTTTTCCCAACGTTGAATTTCATCTGTGGACATACCGGTGATTGCTTTTAAATCAAGTAATCTATCTGCTGCATTTCCTGCTTTAGTTGCCATGGCAAACATAGCTCCGCCCGCTGCGATTGCTGCACCACCTATGGCAAGTCCCCATTTACCTGCAGTTTTAACGCCATCGACAAATCGACCGCCTAGGCCTTTGGCATTCTTTTCAGTTTTTGAGATACTTTTATTTGCTTTATCAGAATCAACCATAATGCTGCCGAATAATTTAAAAATTTCGATGCTCATCACCTTCTTTCTTAAAGGTGTCTAATATCCCTTTTACGTCTTTAAGAATTTCTTCCTCTGATTTCGGAATTTCTGTAAAAGGCTTGTACCATTCTTCAAAAGATTTATAGTTTTCTTCTGTCATGTTAGGATATTTCGTTAAATACAGTTGCCATGCTTTATTCTCTTCTCTTTTGTATAATGCTTTCTTTAGTAACCGTGTGATTTTATTTAGAGGTAACTTACTAACATAATCAAAAGAATAAAAGCTATGCAGTAAATGAAGGGTTTCTTCATACCCACCTACTGCATAGCTTGTTTGAAAAAATCTGTCAATTCTTTGTTTGAAAAGATTTCTTTTATTGTTGATATTGTACGAATTAAAGGTTGCTTCTTAACTTCTTCTATTTTCTTGTCTTCTGCAATTGCGACAATGTTAAAAAATTCTTCTTTAATCTTTGGAGAGTTCTTCAATACATAAGAAAATAAATCAATTCCGCTTTCAATCTGCAAATTATCTACATTTTTTCCTTTAACATCTCTAATAAAATTCTTCTTAATATACTCTTTTAATTTCAATTTATCGAATATGTCAACCATATAAGGTAACATATCAAATCCTTTTTCCGATTCAATCACAATTAATTCCCCCAATACAAAAAGGGCAGTTACGCCCCTTATTTAACTAGCTTTTGGATAAAATATTTCAAATGGAACTTTATCTAATTCTTCAGGTTTAAAGTGACCTTCAAATTCGAGTGCTACAACCGCTTCGTTTTTCGGTTGAGTTTGTAAGGTTAAACCATTTTTATTAAATGAGTTGTAAATTTGAATAATAATGGGTTCACTAGAACCTGACTTTCTACCGACATATGTGATATTACCGATATAGTCACTTAGCTCAATTTCGGTTTTACCCTTAATAATATCGTAGTCCTCACTTGTAGTTGTATCTATTTCACTAGCGCCAATAGCTGCCGCTAACACTTCTTTTGTTATCTCGATAATATTTGCTGACATTTTAACTTCCCAACTATCGATCATTTGCATACCTTCAGCTTTACCTTTTACACCGTCAACCTCTACATTTCTTATTTCTGGAATAGCTGAAAATTGTCCGCCGCCTTTTGTTGCTCCCAGTAGCTTCCCTGCAGTAACCGCACTTTCAAAGGTGTCGGTTCCTACAATAAAATTCTTAAAAAAAGCTCCAGCATCTAGAAGTAAGTTTTCCGCTGTTTTATTAGTAAAGCCTGAAAAAAGCTTATTCATCATTTAACCCCCTGTCATAGTAACGCAGTTGAAATATTAATTTTCGTCTTTTTAACCTCTTATCTTCATCAAATGGCGGCAAACGATTTTCTCTATAAATAGTAAACTGTATATTATCGTCAATGTAAGAATAATAGTGTAGTTTCTTCCAAAATAGATTTGTTAGTTGCTCTAGATTAGTTGAATCAGATTGATTATCGTAAATATCCATATCTAAATTGAAAATTTCTTGTTCTTCATCGGTGAATGAATTAGGTAAATCGTATACTATATAGGGAAATATTGCTTTTGATGAGGAGTATTGGAAATAAACTCTAGAAATACTCTCTTCGCCCACAATGATGTCAGGATGAATAGACTTTAATAAAGATTGTAAAGTTTCTCTCAAATTATTCATTCTGGACCATCCCCACTCTGGTATTCTTCTTCACTGATTAACCCTATAGCTCTGTTATCATCTTCAATTGCAGAGAGATATTGACCTTGTATTTTACGGATTTCATCAATGTTTTCGTATACCGTTTCACGTAAAATATTTCTTCCTGGCTGACCATTTTTTCCTAACTCCGAATCCGCGCCATACCACGTGTTGTGTTTAAACCCAATTAGTAAATCTCCTTCTCTACGCCTTACCCAGTATTGAGATGATCGATATAAACGTCTGTTCCTTTTCATACCCGGTAACTTTTTAAGCTTTTCTATCATTCTTTTACGGATTAATTTAGCACAGTCTCTTAATGCCGCTCTTGTTAATTCAGTAAGTGTATATTGCGCTCGATCAACATTGGAAACAAATTCAACGCCATCTCTTTTAATCTTAGTAACTGATTTAGGTAACGCCATTGTTTACACCGTCCTATTTACCAGTCCACTACAAATTAATTCAGTGTTTTTTTCGTCTTTGTCGAACGTTCGAATAATTGTATAAATTTTACCGTTATAATTAAGGCTATATTCTTCGTTATACTCGTCGGACCATACTTCAAACGTTAATTCAGGTCTTAAATCCGTAGCTGCTGCTTGATAAAATTCACTTTGACGTATAGATTTTCGTTCAGCAAGAACTTGTCTTTCCGTCGGTATCTCAATATCATCGCCCTTATCATTTGTGTAGGAAGTAGATCCAATAAGTTTTATTAAATATTTCTTTTTGCCCATTACTCCACCTCACTAGCATAGGTTAATTGAGTAAGTAGTGTTTTAAAAACTGGAGAAAATTTAGCTTTACCGCCTTCAAGTTCCCAAATATCAGCTACACCCATAACAATAACACCAACTGCTAAATCATCTTCCATTTGAGCTTCAGTAACACCCGCTATTCGCATAAATGATTTAACGGCTAAAATTTTTTGATTCAAAATTTTATCAAGAGACGTATTAGTAAGTGAAATATTTAAACCTATTTTGCATTCTTCGATTAATTCTTCATCGGTCATTATTTATCACCGACTTCACAACTAAATGGTACTAAAACAATATCCAAACCTGTTTTTTCATTTTCATAGCGAATTTTCTCAGATAACTGTTCGTGCTCTTGCGTAGATAACGGTTTTGTTGCTCTAAAAAAGATAGCATCTTCTTTTTCTATGATCTTTTCAACTAATTCATCCGTTTTTTTTCTTCTTGCCAATGAGATCACCACCTTACATCAAATAAAAGAGGGCACCAAAGATACCCTCTCAATATTCAGTTAATATTAAGTTGTAACTTTTTTCTTAACTCTCACAAATCCTTTATGCATAGCTACGTTACCACCTGCCCATACTGATCCCCGGTAAGCAATTTGACCTGTTCTAAACTTGAAGTCTCTTGACTCTTCAACTGTAACTGGTGAAAAGATTGGCATTTCATAACAATGTACCATTCCATACGCCATGCAGTATGTGTCAGCTTCTGTTGACCCTAAAGAAAGTGGTGCACAAGCACTGTTAATAATGAATGGGATTTCAAAGCTGCCATCAGATGAAATAGTACCTGTGTTACCGTTCTTCTTAATTTTGTATAGCTTTTTACCATTAGCGTCTCTAACAGCTGCAAAAGCCGCCAAATCTTTTTTGTTAAGAATTAAGTAACCACCACCTTCTACTTCTTCATCTCCGCCATAGCTAAATACAATTTTGTCTAAAGTGTCAGCATCGATATTTGAAATCTCAATGTCTGTAGATGTTGGTATTACATTTGCTGGAGCATTAAAAATACCAGTTAAGGCGTTTGCCCCACCCGGGCCAACAATAATTTGTTTTGTGATTTTCTTTCTAAGAGCTTCACCAATGCTTTTAGCAACTCTTGATTGATAGTCTACGTTTGGTAGCTTCATAGACTCATCCGTCATTTCAGCATAAGCTGTAATTTTTGCTTTATTGATTGTCACATAATCAAATACAGGTTCAGCATCTTTGTACTCTCCGTTTTCAGTGGTGTAATCCCCTTCACCAGCTGAAACTTCAAATCCCTTTGTATAACTTTCGCCACCAATAAGAGGAACCCCATTAACAACATCAACCAATGAAGAAACTTCATTAAATCTATCATTAAGGGTGTTGCTGTACTTCTTTTCAACAACCAAAGAACCACCACCGATTGATACAGCACGTAATTCAGGGATTTCGTCAATTTCAAAAGTAACTGATCTTTTTTCTTTTAACGCTGCTCCACGAGTTTCATACATTTTTTCTAGATCATTCTCGCGTTTTTGTACATCAGTATTTTGTGTTCCTAAACCATATGTTCCAACTACATTTAATTGTCCTTGTGGAGTGCTACGAATTTCCCCTTCACCTTCTCCAGTTCCTTCTGGTACATCATCAGGTAAAGCATCAAGTTGAGTTCTAAACTCAGTGATTTCAGCATCTAAGACTTCGATTTGATCAGTGATGCTTCGAACTTCCTCGACATTTTCGCTTTTCTTACCTTTTTCTTTTAATGCTGTTCTTGCCTCTTCTTTAGCCTTTAATTGTTTTTTTAACCAATTTTTCATATTTGATTATACCTCCAGTTTTTTAATATAACTTTTCCAATTTGATTTTTGCGAGCTTTAATTCTCTTTCTTTTATCTCGTTTTCGGAATCATCCGTTTCCTTTGAGCGAAGTGCATTATCCAATGCCTTCTTATCCGCACTATCCAGTGTTTCGCTCCGAGCATTTATATCTGCCCCTTGGTATTGAGGGGTTGATAACGCTGAAATTTCAAAAATACGATTGAATTTAACGATTTCCCTTAGTGGAACATCTCTATCTTTATCTCTCCAGTTTTCTTCTTTAATTGTGAAGGCAAAAGACATCCCAGAGATATCACCTCTTTTAACAGCTGAATAAAGAGCTCTTGCTTCAGAGTTATTCTCTACATCTAATTCAGCACGAAAAAAAAGCCCTTTATTATCAGGCTTTAACTGTAAGGTTGAATTTGAATTATTATTTCGACTTCTAGCTAATGGTATTTTTCTGCGCTCGTGATGAATGAACATTGGTACATCTTTAAGATCTGCACCATCTAGTGCTCCGGATAAGATCTTTTCACGGAACCAACCACCGATATTCGTTTCCTCATCATAGACAATTGCATAACCTTCAACAATATGACCATTATCTTCTGTAGGCTCTAAAGCTCTAAATTCATCCGACTCTTTAAAGCGCATAATTTTATTGTTCATTTATTTTTACCTCCTCTTTCATTCCAGATTTTTTCATCTGATACTTATTAGCAATATCTACATCAATATAATTAAGACTTTTTTGCCTAACGTCTCCACCTTCATATGGCGGATAACCAAACAATTGTAAAAGTTCATTATTTGTTAAAGCTCCACGATTACCTAAAATATCCGCGACAGCGATTTTATTTTTTGTGTTTGTAAATAAGAGCATTTGAGGGTAAAATACAATTTCATTTCCTACATCAAGTTCTCTATTACTAAATAAAGTTTTACTAAATGCTTGGCCCAAACTAATAATGATAGGTTCAAGAGTTTTTTCATAAAAAGCTTGGTATTGCTCATCGGTAAAGTCTCCTGTAAGAATAGGGACAGAAACTCCATAATAATTCAGAACTTTATCCTGTAAAAATTGCATTGTATCTTTATCAATTATTTTAGGATTGGCCTTAACATCAATGTAATCGCCCTTTAAGTCCATAGCTACAATTCCACTTTCACTGTCCTTTATAGCTTTTTCAAATCGTTTTCTTTCATTGGCTTGCTTATTATCTTCTAACATCGTATTTATTCTAAGAATACCTCTTATAGATAGGCTTGTTTTTATAGCTTTCTCTAACCCTTCCAATACGGTATTATTAATTTCTAAAACCTTTAAAATAGCATTATTGTCAGGTTGACCATTAACCCCACCACCCATAATTTCATTAACTGAAAATTTCTTTCTTAAATGTATTACATCTGAATAGGGCAATGTATAGCTTTGGCCACTTGAAAACATAAATTTCACAAATAAAGTTCCTGTTTCATCTTGTAAGAAATCCACCTGTGTTGGATTTAAGGGATATAGACCTGTATATTCTCGTCTTTTGAAAGAACCATCTTCATTGGTGATAATGTCATATTTTGGATATATAAAAACGTTATAATTCATAAACAGTAACCAAACGATTTTTTCTATAAAATCTTTAGTTGTCATTAACTCATTTGGAGCGAATTTTAATAATCTGTTTAGGCTCCCTTTTATATTTAACTGCATTCCATTTTGATCAGTCCGTATATGTTTTGGACGTAATTTACTACACTCAGTAGCAATACAATCAATCGCTGTTTGGACAACATCTGATGCATAAATATCTCTCCCAAATTGACTAAAAATTGGAGCTGAACCATCTAACAATCTAGCATATTGCATATTTTTATCTTCTTTCCCTGTAAAAAGACCTCTAAAAACCTCTTTAAAACCCAATTCATCACCTCCCAACCAAAGAAAGAAACTCTGTTCTGTTATCGATATACACTCTATAGGCAATAATCATCGTTACAGCTCCATCAATTTTCTTCTCTTCTTTTCCTTGTACTTTCACTGGCATAATCTCTTGCTTGGTATTGATATTCAAAGCCGTATTTTCAAGACAATATTTGTCAATAGGGTTGTTGTTATAATTAATAAGCTTGCTTTTTAAATCGGCTTCTACTAGTTTCATAGGTTCAGACATGCTGCCAAATTCTTGGGATACTCTTACACATTCAAATCCATATGAATCCATTTCTTTTGCCCAATAGATTGCAGACCATTTATCATAACCAACTTTATAACAACGAATTCCAAACTCTTTATACAATTTCACAAACCAAGCAGTTACAAGACTAAAATCATTTTCATTTCCTGGTGATACAATGACTAAATCTTTCCTGATCCAAGCCTGGTACTTTTCAAATTCTTCTTTTGGTAAATCTAATAATTTCGATTCAGGAATAAAATATTTTTGTAAGAAGTACTTCTTTTGGCTACCTGGTTTCATCATCATGACTCTAGCACTTGCTAAGTCACCGGATTTTGATAAATCAACAGCGCCTATTGCAAATGCATTTCGAAAATCTTCAATTTCAAAATTATCTTCACTTAATATATCTTCTGGTGAAAGCCAAGCAGTAGCATTATTTTGCTTAATATTAAAGTCCTTTGATAAAACAAAGACACGCATGGATTTACTTGTCTTAGCCTCTTCAATCATTTTTTTGAGAAAGCTACGTTTCTTTATCACACCTAAACCAGGATTGGATTTAACCCAAGATTTCTCATTTTGCCAAACTTCTTGTTCACTATCTTGCGTATAAAGCCAAATTAACCATCGTGGACGTTCAATCTCTCCATTTAAGACTTGTCTTGCTTCACGTAATCGCTCATCTAAGTAACCATCATTGATAACACCTTCTGTAGTTAGTTCAATATAAAGAGGCTCATCTTGTGTTGAAACAGCTTGTCTAATCGGCATAGTGGATGTGTTATCTTTTAATTCATGAACCTCATCTACTGCACCAATTTTAATGTTTTTCCCTTCTTTTGCCCCTGTTTTAGCTGATATTTTTTTGATTGTGCCTTTGTTTTTGTAACTAAACTTGCCATTTTTTTTAGGCTTTTTTGGGTTACCAAAAAAAATTCCTTTGATATTACTTCTTGTCACTTTTTCGAGCGATCTACTTTCCTCTCTCATAGAGTTGATTGCTTGGAACATCAAATCTGCTTGCTCGTAATCATTGCTTGAGCATAATATCCTAGTACCGATTTCACCACAAAAAAACTCAGCGAGACAAAGCGCTGAGACTAAAGGTGTTTTTCCATTTTTTCGAGCAACGACAAACAATACATCTTGATGAAGTCTGACCCAACGATCAATTTCCTCATCAAATATTTTGAAAATATAAATAGCCTCAACAAAGGCTTTTTGAAATATGTCAAGTAAAAACGGCTTGCCAGCAAAGGGAGCTTCAAAGTGCTTGCATTTAGTTTCTATAAATTTAATGCGTTTATGGCCATCTTCAAAGTCAACTTTTATTTCAGGGTTATCAAAGTATTCCATAAGAATATCAAGTTGAATCATTAATTCATTGCCAATGATAATCTCACCTTTTTTACACTTATCAACATATTCTAGTAAAAAGGAATATGTTCCTTGATAAGTGTACGGATGAGCCCAAACGTTTTGACCCTGGATCATTCAAAATCACTCAGATCATCATCTTCATCAATAATATTTTTATTTAATACACCATTTAAAGTTTTGATGATAATTGAATAACTGTTTACATTCTTTAAATATTGTTTAGCGGCTTCTATTGGTTTTTGTAGATGCTTTTGCTGTGGATGGAAGTTTACCATACCTATTTCGGTTAGAGTCTCTTTTAAAACGAAATTCTCAGCCTTGAGGAAAGCCGCATCCTCAATTAGACCTTCAACTAATTTTCGTTTCGACTCATCGATATCAGCAAAGATCTCATTTAATTTCTTGAGCTCTTTTTGATACTCGGCCTTTTTAGACATGTTTTATCAAACCTCCAACGAATTTCAAAAAATCCAGTCTGTGTGAAAATTGAGTTCCCCCTACGGTCCTGGGAGAGGCTAAAATCCCTTGATTGCCGGGGGGTTAAATATTTACCTTATCAACTAATTTTCTAGAAGGTATGAGTGATCTGTCTAAATCCACTCCGTTTGAACTGATAATCCTCTCGGAAAGACCGTGTTCTAAGGGATTAACCACAACTTCTAGGTTGAAGGTCTCTTTAATCTCCTTTGCCAAGGTTTCTTTCTCATGTAATTCATTTGTTAAATATTCTAGTTTTTGTTTGGTTATTTCTATATTCCGGTTAATCGCTGGTAGTTCTTCATCCCAAGTGTCTTTATACATTTTTGCCATTCGTTTTTTTAATTCACTTTTCATATTTTTGCACCTCACTCTCTAACTACTTTTAAGTATGCCTAACCAAATAATCTGCTAAGAAAACCTTTAGTTTCTATTGGCTTTAGAGGCTCAAACGAAATTAATTGAATAGCCTTATTAACATACACAATGTCTCTACCGCAAATAGCTAAGTCACCAGCTACAATAGGTCCCCGTTCAAAGTTTTTAAATTTTGATATCAGTTCTTTATGCTGTTCATCATTTACTAAAGCTGAGATTACCCGTCCATCTCTCATGCCAACATCTATAATAAATTTGTTCTCATTTTGTTGTTCCATTTCAAATTTCTCCTCCTACTTTTAAACTGTATAACTCTCAAACCACTTCTCAATATACCCTTCCCATTCTTGCTGCCGATATTGTCTATCAGCATCTACTTTCAATCTTCTTAAGCACTCGTCTTTACTTACATCACAAAAGATAATCTCAGCACCTAAATCATTGGCTATTCGATCACGTTTGTATTTGTCTGCATATCCGCCAATAATCCAAGCGTTATTCCACTTCCCGTAACGTGTTTTAATATTATCGATCATTTGATTATGAATGCCTCTTACAATCGATAATAAATTGTCGGGTTTATCGTATTCAGGTAATAATGTAACAGCTGCATAAAGGCGGTCCATATCAACTACTATATCTCCACGCTGCATGTTTTCTTTTACAAGAGTAGATTTACCGCTTAGTGGTGGACCATAAACCAGATACACTTTTTTTTGACCAGAATATCCAAACCGATTATGCTCTTTGTTATGGCAATCAAAACAAACAAGATCGACTAATTCAGGATTTAGACTAATCATATTATCATGAACATTTTCAGGAGTTAATTCAATTTTGTGGTGACCAATAATGTCTTTCGACTTTGCAATAGTTTGTTTACATCGAGAACATTTATTTCCACGTTCATTAATTAATCCAAGTCTGAAATTAATCCACTTATCAGAATTATAAAATGTCTTTAACACTGGATGTTTTGCCATTGTTACCACGCCTTTGCTTCTGCTGCTTTTATATCAGCCTTCATTTTATCCATTCTTAAACGATGTTCTTCACTCACCATTTCTGGTGGCATCGATCTAATCATTTCCTCATACTGCTTGATCTTACTTGTTAAAGCTCTCATTGCTGCTGCTTGCGAAGTAAGTAATTTTGCTTGTTTATCCCAAGCATGTTGATATTCCCACTCTTCTTCTACAAATACTTCATACTGCTCAATCTTAGACCCTTCATCAGTATCAACTCTCTGATTTTCAAGCTGCTTCTTTTGCTTTTTAAGGACCTTAGTTTCATCGTTAATGTCTTTAACAAACATTATCTTCTGTGCTCGAATAAAGTTTGTAAAACTAATTAGAATTTCTTCGTACAAAATATCTAAAGTACTCATACCTTCTCTTACAGCTGCATAAATCTCTTTAGTCTCTTGGTCATTAGGTAGCCACTTAGCAAACATGCCATGTTTATATGCGTTTTGATTTCCTTCTGGAGCTCCGCCACCTTTATTTCCAACCGCATTTTTATTACGATAAGGTGCTCCTCGTTTCGATGGAGTATCAGGAATTTCATCCCACCGATCAACGCACTTCCACTTTCTCACTTGGCTTGCACTTATTCCAAGTTCTTCGGCAATCTCTTTTAACTTCTTTTCTCGACCACTTTTCAACCAAATTTTTAAAGCTTCAAAACGTTTAGGACTAGGCTCTCTAGACAAGTCATACACCCCACCTCCAACCGAATTGAGTTTGTTTTCACGTTTTTTAAAATGACGTCTTTCAGGTACCTTCAAAATCGTTTAAACAGCATAAAAAAACAAGAGTAAAACTACTAATTTACACTTGTATAAAAAGGGTTAAATTCTCCTAAAATATGGTTCTACACTAACCCATAACCTATATTCTGTTGAACTTATAAAAAAGGGTTAAATTCTTGTAAATTCTAAGTTTTTATTACTTCTTAAAATAGTAGTGCCACATTGAGTTATTTAAGTGTTACTAAAACGTTACTTAAAGCCTTATTGTGGCGGCATCTGCCATGTCCTGAGTGACACCGATGTAGCGCAATGTAATGTGTAAATTACTATGTCCGAACATTTCCATTAGTAACGCTAAATTGTGTGGATTTTGCATATATATGTGATAGCCCCATGTCTTTCTCAAAGTATGACAACCTATTTCATCTAGTCCAAATTCACGTGCTGCCTTATTCAACATTTTATAAGCTGTGCTTCTGTCAATCGGTTGACCTCTTAATTTACTTTTTGTTTTTATTTGCCTACTCGCAAACAAAAATTCATCATCTCTTTTTCCGGAAATAAACTTTTCTAAATCACCTTGTATCTTAGGATGGATAATAAATTTCTTAGGTTTCTTATTTTTTTGCTCGATTAACTTTATATGCTTTTTGTTTCTAACCATTCCAACGCGAAGCATTCTTAAATCACTTACCCTTAGTCCACTATAAATACCAAAACAAAAAAATAAATAATCTCGCATACTTCTTAATCTAAGATATTGTTTAATTCCCTCAATAACATCTGGATCTCTAATCGGCTGTACAAAATTCATTTCATCCAGCTACTCCCCTTTCTAAATATAAAATAAAAGAAGCTGCATTATTATCAGCTTCTTTACTTAATACTCTCTGCAAAGCACTTATATTAAATGCTCTGTAGACAATATATATTTATTTGGAATTACAAAGTCCACCACTAACCACTTTAATTCTTTTTGAAATATACATGTCGCAAATTTCAACGTTTTTAGTTTTTATTAAATATTTAGAGCACACTCTATTAGGGGAAAAATATGAGCAATATTTGCATTTCTTTTTCTCATTCTGTGATATCCTAATACCTTTTATTAATTTAATTCTATCTCTCTCTGTTGAGGTAGTAGATTTCTTCAAATACACACACCATCCATTCCAGATAATCCATATATCTTTATCATAACATTTACCACCCAAGAGTAAGCCAGATAAATAAAGTTATGATAAAAACTGGAAAACATAACAGAGTAAGGTGGTCTTAACCTTAATCCCCCATCACGAACGTCGCAAGACTAGCGCGTTCAAGACTCTAAGCGTCCTCTTGGGTAAGGTTCACACTTTTCATCGTCTCAAAGTTCGATTGGGTAGCCATTGATAAAGGAGTTTAGGCGTATCTCCTATATTCAATAGCGTACAAATTATTCCAAAAAAAATAGTCCCCTAAATTGGTTACTATTTTATCCCCCATTTTGTCGGTTTTTTGTCGATTAAATAATACCTAGAGCAGTCGCTAAACTATTGATTGCATTACGTTTCTTTTCATAAAATTTATCCTTTTTAAGTCTTAAAGATAAATAAATTTCAATATCCTTTCGTTCTGTAGGATGCAAGTATTTCGCTTCAATTATTTTCTTTTCAATTACGTCCAAACTGTTCTGGAGAGCTCTATCAATCTGTCGTACTTTTAAAATGTTTTCTCTATCGATCTGATCACTTTTAATTAAAACAGGAAATAAATTATCTATACCTTCTTCTTCTTGCTCTTTTTTATTTTCCATTTTTACCTTCAAAGCTTTATATATTTTCAACTCTTTAATTACTTCATTTTGTATTGTTTTATCATCGATTAATTGTTTAGCTGCCAAAAGTGATTCCCCCTTATTGTTTAAGTGCTCCACCTTTACCCCGTCTATAAACACGTCTATTTGTGCCCATTAATTCAATAATGTCATTTCTACTAAATTTTCCTTCCAGTTTTTTCTCTTTCTCCATACTTTCCTTCTTTGAAAATTCCATTCCATGTTGTTTACACCATCGTTGTAGTTGTCCTCCTAAATCTTTCATTTTTTTCACCTCATTTTTTAATATAAAAAGAGGACACTAAACAAGCAGAATTAATCGCTGCTATATTTAGTGCCCTCCGGTTTTCGGTTAGGCTAAATATTCATTTACTTGCGTGTAAATAAACCAATCCTTTACGTCATTGGTGATTTTCATTTCAATCGGCATCTTATTATCTCGATGTACTTTTAATAGATTTACTGCTTCTTCCCATTCAAACTTTTCTTTCTCAATCTTATAACTCCATATCGCAAAAGTATGATGCTCCCAAAGCTCATAATAGAACCTCTTTTTCTTACATTTACTTTCAGGAGAAAAGTTACTTTCTAATGGAGATAAAGCATCTTTAGGAATATAACCTTTAATGTAACAATATGAGTTGTCTCTCCAATACGCTTCAGCTGCATTGAAATTGTTTACAGTTTCAAATATGGTAAGCTCCTCAATAACCAACCTTTCCATCATTATCACCTTTTACTCGAACTATTCATTAAGCATTTCTGGGTTTTCGTATTTATTTCCAACAACCTCATATCCCATTGAAATGATTTCCCACAAAGCGGATGGTAGCCAATTAATTCTTTGTACCTTATTTGTACTTTTAGCCACAAAACTACTTTCATAAAAATCTACAAAGAAATCTTGGTGCGCCTTTAATCTAAGAATATCCCCTTCATAAATCTCCTTACCGTTATTATCTTTCAACCCTGTATATTGCATAGGGTAGGAAACGTGTTTCTCTTTCTCCCACAAATCTAAAACATAAGTAAGTGAACACCCTTTAAATCCATATACCATTTCTTTAGCTTTTGTTCTGAAAAAACGAAACTTAATTTCCCTCATCTCTAGCCAACTCCTCGATCAATGTTATCGCTTCGTTAATTTTATAATTCACTTTAAAATCGCAATTTTTTGTGTAAGCGTTCGTTGCTTCTAATAACAACCAATGAACATCTGACAAAGTTTTTTCAAGTTTAATGACCCTTTCAGACCTTTCGATTAACCATGAAATATCTAACGCTGAAATATCCTTTTTATCAATTCCATTCCATTTACTTTTAATCGCTCGTGTTCTATTCATTTTCTTCAATCCGTTCATACATGCCAATAATTTCGTTTAGTGTTTCGATGTGATTTCTTAGTTCTTCGTTTTCTTCTCTCAACTTAACCACTTCTGAATAATACTGGTTCGTATGATCTTTAAATGTATTAGCGCACCATTTCGCTTCTTTTAGGATTTTATTTAAACGCTCGTTTTCCTTTTGTACGTCTTTTAATTGCATAAAAACTTTCCTATGCTCGTCTATCCAATGCTCTTTGACACGCTCAATTTCTTCAACCCCATCAACCACTTTCTCGGTTAGGTTATAATTTTCGTCATACATTAAAGATAGCTGCCTTTTACTCCATTCGATTTCTTCAATCAAAAAATATAGGTCTGTATCTTTTAGGGTTTCTTTTATTTCATCAAAACTTTTGCTTTTGTGTTTGTATCTCATTATTTTACCTCCTATTGACAATCGGGGCATAAATCCACCCATCCATCTTTTAAATCTAACTGTTCGCCACGTTCACTTCTCCAACCTAATTCATTCTTAGCGTCAATCGCATTATCAAAAGTATCAAAACTTTGATCTGCTTCATTTCCACAAATATCACAAATCAATACATAAGCACCGTAATTTTTATCAATCATTGTTTTAGTTCCTCCTTTTTGTACCGCATTTGTACCACATTCAGTTGGTGCAAAATATGCACATACTCAACTACTCGAATTTTTCGATATGTCGCAGTATCACTCGACAGTCCAGTATTCTCAGAATGTGAATTATGCTTTTCTAACTTCTACCGAAACCATATTGCATATAATTTCAACGGTCTGTTTTTTTTCTTAAACTTTTCAACGGCTTCAATTGGCCATCTTGCCTCAACTTCCTTTTCAATAACAGCACCTTCAATAACGCCTTTATTTATAACAGCTTTTATCATCCAAAGTTGATTTTCTATTTTGAAAACTCCTTTCTTTATTGCACTCAAATTCTCTAATCAAAAACTTCTTCTTTCTTAACACCCGTTACATTTTCAATTGTTAATGTCTTTTTATAAACCTCGTTCATTCTGTTTGTATAGCCCTTTTCATAGATCGTACCGGCATCAAATTCTTTTAGCCGAAGTTCACATAGAGCGCTACAAAGTTTAGAATCTGCCACTTTATTACATACTCGTTTTTCCAACCCCGATAACTGTACATAGGTGTGCAATTTTCTCCCTGCGCGTTTTAATATTTTTATCTTCTGACGTGTTTTCATAGTATTACATCCCCCTCGTTATCCATTAAATTTCGTACCACGCTTTCCATTTTTGTAATGGTTTTTCTGCTTATTCTGCTTTAATTTATGAATGAGTCTTCTTAATTCCTTAGACTCATTTTTTAGTTTGCTATTGGCTCTCTTAAGGTGTTTATTTTCCTGGTACAACTTTTCAATTTTTAATTGACAGTGTTCATGCGTTTCATCCATTAATATATTTACTTTATCCAATTCAGAACACTCTCCGATCATTTAAAGCTTCTTGCAAGTTTTCGTTTCTACACGATCTACTTTCCCACCTAGCCAAACTGCTATCTGTTCTCCGTAACCAGTTGACGGTGGATCGACCTGGATCAACTCTCCATTTTTTACGATGTAAATGCAATTTTTCAATAAGTCTATGTCAACTGTCACTTTTTGTTGTTTTGTCGTCAAATTAACCTTACCCCTCTCGGTTTATGGTATAATAAGTTTGCGATCACTCATTATGGCCGTCCGAGAGGGCGGTTTTTTTTATTTGAACATTTTCATAATTTTTTTGTTTGCTTTTTTCTTTAAAATCTTACCACCAAGTGTTTGTACACCTTTTCCTTCTTTTACTGATTTTGCATCGTTGATAACCTCACATACCTGGTCAATTCGTTGCATCCCTTTAATTAAGCTTCTTAACATATTTATCACTCCTCTCATTTCTAAACTAGGAAACTACTTTCCACCCATTTCTGAGACGACTATTTAATTCATGCTTTTGAAGTGGTTCATATAAATAAACTTTTTGATTTTCTTCAATCCGAAAAAGTAAATGCCATTTTGGTTGTCTTTTTCTCTTTCGACTCATCGAAACACCTAATACCCAGTCGCTTGGCGATCATGATTAATTTTATTTTTTTCTAAATAAGCTTGTTCAATTTGTTCCCAGGTGAACCTTAGAGATTTTCTTAATCCTAAAAATTGAGACAACATTCCGTAATAATAATTTTGTTTAGCTTGTCTACCTTCGCTCATTTCAAACTGAATAATTAACTGAAATTGCTTTGAAAACATTTGGATTGGATCAGTAATTTTTACTAAATAAACTTCTGCATCCCTATGGAACCCAAGTTCTAAACCAATTGAAAGTAAGAAATGTAAGCAGTCAACATATTCCTCTAAAAGAGGGTTATGCCATTCTATATCGTCATAATTCATCGATGGTCGTTTAGCTACTTTTATTCTTGGAGATTGATCCTTACTCCAAAACTTAAATCCTCGCCATTCGTTTGCTAGTTCCCCTAACTCAACTTGTAAAGCTAATGTTTTTTCCGGGATTAAATAATAACCTTCAAGACTATGTTCTTTAGTAATCCGATCATCTAATATTTTCTGAACTTCAAAGAGTTTTTTTATGTTCATTGTTTTCCCCTTTCTTGGTAACCAAGTAACCGCAACTTTTAAAAGTGAAATCTAGTTCTACTCCAAACTTTTTTGCTTGTTTAACAAAATCTACAGCACCTTCACGAGTAGCAAATAAAACACTGCCATGATTTTTAATGATTAATAGTTTTCTATAAAACCTAGCCTTTATTTCTCTTTTCTTATCCGTAAAATTTACTAATTTCATCCCAAACAACCTTTTCTATCTTTTGCCCTGGAATATACTAACTCCAATTCGTTTAGGGAAAGCTTACTTAGTAATTCCCCTTCTTCATTCTCATAAATATTAAAAACTAAATTTAGCTGCTGAATTAAATACACACGTCTTAATTCCATTTCAGTCACCTACCATATACCGTTTTTACGCGGCTTAATCTTTCCTTTTCGAGCACGATCCATGATAATTACTCCTACCTCATCATGGGTTCGTTTTAATTTTCGGGCAATTTCTTTAAGTGAAATACCTTCTTTCCACAGCGTTTCAAACTTTTCAACGTCTTTATGCTCCCAATCCATATTCACATCTGACAACGCTATGTAGGGGTTGAATGGGATTATATTATTCCTTTTCATACTGTCATACTCTCCAAATTGTTCATAATTTCTTGGTGCATTTGATTTAATCTTTCTAAAGATTTTTTTTCATTTTCCTTAGAGACTTCACAACCACAAGGTTGAAACATATACGCTCCGCTCCATACCATAAAGCTTAATCGACCAGTATTGTTGCATTTATCACACATTGTTAGCACCCTTTCTTTATCCCAATAATTGTTTTTCAAATTCTTGATTTTCTTCCACCGACTCTTGATCACGTATAGAATATTCAGGCATATGAATTTCAAAAGTGATCTTTTTTACACGACTTTCAACTCTTCCAGATGGATATAACGTTTCTGCAGATAAATCAGAGATAGGAATATTTGCCGTAATAATAGTTAAAAGGTTATTGTTCATTCGATGTTCCAATATTTCCGTAATTACGCGCTCTTTCCATACGCTAGGATCTGAACTCCTTTTACTTCTTGATTCTTCTACACCTAGATCATCGATCAATAATAAGTTCGCTTCACGAAATGTCCTCATTACTGCAGATGTGCTCTTTTCACTATCAAACGTTGATTTAATTTCATTCAAAATATCATTAGCAGAAATAAATAGCGGTACAATTCGATATTTTTTAAAAAGTGCGTTCCCGATGCTAATCATTAATCTTGTTTTACCGCTGCCTTTGACCTGACTGTGGAAATAAAGTCCTTTTCCTTTTTCTTTAATCTCTTCATAATTTTCAACAAATCGAGCTGCAATTCGTTTAGCATAAGCTGCTGCTGCTTTTGCATTATCATCCTCGTAAACTGTTAACGAAAAATTATTTATACTAGCATTCAAGAATTTTTCTGGTATTCTAGCACTCTTTAGTGTTTTTTCAATTTCCAAACGTTCTTGACGTTCCTTTCTGCAGTTACATTCTTTGTAAGTGATATGGTTGCTATTGAGTTTTTCTCTTTTATCAAGAAAGTGATAGTGAGTATCTTCTACATGCATCAAGCCCGTGCCGTCGCAGGATTTAAAAGGACAATTAGTAGTCGCATTCAGTATCTTGTATCTCTCCATTTTCCCCGACAAGACGTTGGTTTTGTTGTTTTGGAGTAATTCCATTCTCTGTTTTAATTTTGGATACTTTTGAGATAGTTTTTGTAGAATTTCCCCTAGTTCCTCCACTTTGTCCACCTCCAGCTAATGCTTTTGCACGTTCTGTTTTTTCATACTGCTTTGTAAAAATGTATTGCGCAATGTAGTTAAACGAATTAATCCTATCGTGACTATGTTTGGGTTTAAAATTATCAAAAACTTCGTTGGTCCAATTCATAGCATCTTGAAGATTAATTCCTTGATCGATAACTTCAACAATCGCTTGTATGTCAGAGGGGGAAATTATCAACCCGGACCCTCTTCGTTGTAAATAGCACTGCTCTAATTGCTGAATGGCATTTTCACGCATTTGATTTTGAGATTTTTTTTCGAGATTTACTTTGTTCTCTTTATCATCTTCATAATCATTAATATCTGTAGTAATATCTGGTATTGCTTTGGTCATATTGGCCACCCCGTCTGGACAACTTGACCACATGGCTTGGTCATTTTGACCACATGGCTTGGTCATTAAATTTTTAAGTATTTGATAATTGATTGTGTACCATTTTGTATGATCAGCCTTCATTTTGTTAAAGTTTGCAGTCACTAATAGTTTGTCTTTTTCAAGATCACTGATCGTCCTTCTAATTGTTCTGTCTGACCAAAACGGAAACTCAACTTTCCACTCTGAATATGTTTTGTAAAACCATCGAATACCTTCACGATTATGGGTGCTCTTGTTTAACCAGTAATGAGCTTGTTGTAAAACAATTGCCTTATTTAATCCAATTGATGTTGCTAAAGAAGGTAATACGAGCAAAGGATATTCATCAAGTAAATAATTAGTAGTCATGATAGTATCTCCAATCTATGACTCTCCAAATTTGGTGAGTCCCACCTTTTTTGTATATAATCAATAGCAACTTGGAAATCACTTCGTGATATATCTCGAAACGATGATACTCCAAACATTTTTTTCAACTCACTATGAAGTTGGGAGAAATACTTCCTTCTAGCTTTATCTGGAACATGGGAGAATTTTCTATGAATTGATGATGCAATAGCTTTTTGGATTTGTTTTTGTTCGATTGATATTAATGTAAATTGATGACTCTCCAAATTTTGGCGAGTCCTATTAAACTCCTTAATATAACGTTCTTTAAACTGCATCGCCCTCTCACCACTGTAGCCCATAGCAAGAATGGCAAAACCATCAAATGTAACTATAAACATAGGCATAATACGACCTTGTTGGTTTTTATAAGAGGACTCTCCAAAATTGGCGAGTCGAAAAGGTTCGGAACATTTTAAACTTCGAATATCCCTTAGAACTTTGTCATGCCCTTTTTGAAATACTTCAGCAATTTTCAAACTGTTTGTAACAGGTTGTTTATCTTGTATAAATACAATTTGTTCCACACTTGTTGTTAACACTGTTATTCCCCCTTTCCTTTAGGGTTTTTACGAACTGTTCATCAACGCTTGAATGTTATATCTGATAACTTAACCTCTTTTAGCTTTTCATCTAATTTCACTACCGCTATTGGGTACGCAATTACTCCGCCAGAATGACCACCTATCATAGGTGAAGGGTCTAATACGTGCGAATACTGAAATACGCCTATAAATTCAGCTTCTAATAATTCGTTTTCTAATAATTCGTTTTTTATATTCACGTAACAGTCTTTATCCATAATCTCACCTTTCTTTTGGTTTGTACTACGAACTAGGTATTTGAACGTCTTTCATTTGTTCAAATCTTATCTGTGACCTATCCCCACTTTCATATGACTTAACAAGATGTTTTATAAATGTAGTGTTAATTACAGCTTGTGGATGCGGTATAGCTTCCCAATAAGGTATTAAATCTTTTATCCGTTCAACTTCTGTTTTCCATTCTTCTTCCGTTGTCATTTGATCACCCTTTCGTTTGCGTCGTAGTTTCGCTCAAAACAAACTCAGCTGCTCAAAACCCTGTATTTGTTCAAACTTCTCTTCTATTACTTCCTCTTCGGTTCGTTCAAACAAATTAGCCTTTAATATTGCGAAATGTGCTTTTTCATTTTTAATATGAAGATAGTAAACATAAACATATTTGCTTTTATTGCTTAATGATTTAATAAAATAATCCTGTCCTTTTTCTACTAGTTGGCAGGTACCTGTATTGGTGCAAGTTGCCTTAACCAATTCTGTACATCCCCTTTTCAATAGATGCAATTAAAGTTTTGAAACCTAATGTTTTAAACGTGTTAATCAACACCGATTTCTTTAAGTTAACCTTCATATCATCCAGTGATGATATTTTTAACAGGTCCTTAGTATCACACCGGATCATGGCTAACTGTTTGCTTAAAAATGTTAGTTCTCTGCCTTCTTTTAGCTTTGATACATATCTCTTAAACTCAGAGTCTTTTAACTCATCTAGTTTTTCATAAAGAGTTTCTAAGCAACCGTATCTAGCTATTAACGGGTATGCTGCCTTTTCTCCTACTCCTGGACACCCTGGTATATTATCTGATTTATCTCCAAGGAGTGCTTTACAATCTGCCCACTGATCAGGTGCTACATTCCATTGTTTCATTAAATGTTGTGGTGTAATGGTGTGTTCCCTATTGCTTTTACTTATAAGCTGACTTGTATTCTCTGACAATAGTTGAAATAAGTCTTTATCATTGGAAATTATCCCGACTACTGATTGCCCTTTTTCTCGTCTCCATATAGCATTAATGCTTCCTATTACATCATCTGCTTCTATCTCTTTATGTGAATATTGAGCAATACCTAATTCAGAAAAAAGTTTCTGAGCAGTCGTAAACTGTTGTTTTAACTCTGGTTCCGTTTCTTTTCGATTAGCCTTATAATCTGGATAGATTTTTCTTCTAAACGTATTTTCACGTCCTTCATCCCAAGCAATAGCAAGGTGAGACGGATTTGATCTACTTATTAAATCCAATATTTTTTGAGCCATAATATAAACTGCATTAGTATAAAGACCATCATGCCTTTTTAACATGCTCTTCTTCGTTGCGTGAAAAGCAGTTGCAAGTACATTGCTTCCATCTATTAAAATGAGACGTTCAACCTTTTTAAAAGATGGTGGGACTGCTTTAATATTTGGTTTATATATAGTTGATATTGAGAAATCTTTTATTTCTACTAACACTTTCTCTTGCATATGTTGTGATATATCATTTTCTATTTCTTTAAGACGAACAACAAAATCTCCAACCTTCATAATGCTTTTGGCATTTTTCTGACTATCGATTTTGATCATGAACTTCTTGTTAATAATGCTAATTTCACTTACTGTTTGGTCACCTGTGAAACGCTTTTCTAATTGAAGTATTAAACTTTGAAAGGAAGCCCTTGTTGCTTTGCCTAATTCAGTGTCCGGAAGTATAACCATACAAATGTTTTCTTCATAATTTTTTGGCACATAAACACCTTTGGCGATTAGAAACCACCTACTTCCACTGGATATATTTTAATAAACTAGTTATACTTGAAATAAGGAAAAATTTTCTTAGCTGACCTTTTCACACTGCAATGTGAGAGGTCTTTTTATTTTTAGAACAAGAACTGCTTCGTGTGAAAACTCCCATAATTCAGATTCGCATATCGGACATACATTTAATTCTCTGTTTTTTTCGACTGCAAAAGCTTCGTCGCATTCTTCGCAGCTATAAACATCCATATTCACTGTTTTGCTCCTTTCCATATAAATTGGCATCCATATTTTCAGCTATCACAATGAGAATGTTGGCATCATTCAAATCGTGTGTTATTAAGATATATATTCACATCCTTTCCGGTGACGGATACCGACTCACCGTTGAAACAGCGATTAGCTTATGTAATTTTCTAGGTTGTGGTCGGGGGCGGCCCTTAAATCGCTGTCTCAACGAAAGGCCGATAGCCTTTCAGACTTGCATTATGTAGATCTAGTTGATAAAATATAATTACTCTTGTTATACGGCTTTAAAAGCTATGGCAGTAAGTGTTGGCGCACTTGCTGTTTTTTCTATTTTCGGACCATTTTTTCGTTGGAAATTAACTCTTATTAATGTTACTTGTTCAGCTAATTTGAAAAATATTTCAGCTTCTAATGAATTACCTTTTCCCTCTAAAAAATCTCCACGTTTAACTAATGCTTCAACAATCATTTCCATTTCCATACCGTCTAGTTCAACGTCTTTACCCAGGTTAAATACTTTGGTAGACATAATCTCAAATAGACGTTTTGAGAATCCGTTAAGCTCCTTTTTATAGGAATGAATAGCATTAAGGATTCTTCCAAAATTGATAGAATTGAATGGTTTAAGAGTTTTTTCCTTCATTTGTCATGTCTCCTTTAACATCATTAGAATAATTAAATATGATTGCATAATCATAAGGTGTTTTTGCTTCTTTTATTGCTTGCCATAATTGGTTGATTAATTGTTGAGTCATTTTTACCCCGTTAATAATTGTGATATTACTTCTAAACTTTTCATTACAATTGATTGATCAACTCCAGACAATGCTGCAATCATAATGTCTTTTGCACTAGTTGTGTTCATCCACTCAATGAATGTTTGCACATCCATTTGTTTCTTGTTATTTTCGAATTTGCTAATACAACTACGAGAACGATGTAATTTCAATGCTAGTTCCTCTTGTGATAGTCCATTTCGTTCCCTCGCCGCTCGCAACAAAGCGCCAAGGTTCACTTTCTCCTCACCCCTTTGTTTCTGATCTGGAACTGTTCTAACCAAGAACAGAAATTGAATTATTATTTAATTAAAATAAAATTGTAAGAACTCTTTTCATTTAATGCTTGTCCACCTAGGGGGAACTCCCCCATTTCCATCATACTTTGCTTTGTTTCTCTGCTTCTTTGGCCATTCTCTCTGCTCGTTTACGTTCAGCAATAATGCGACGAGCATCATCAATGAAGCAGGACAAAAATCTTTTTGATTGCTCAGCGTCTAAAATAATTTTTACTCCCAATCGCATTCACCCCTTTTGACCTGAGTACATTAATATATGCAATACACTGATTGTCTAAAAACACTTAGTTATAGAGCGGTTTTTAAATTTTTTCATTAATAATGCTTTTCTAATTACGCGAATATCACCAGCATAGTAAGTGTATTTTTCACCTGAAATGTTCCCAACAAACTTGTAATTAAATTTGCCATCTAACGTTGCTGTTGTTCGTGAGAGACATTTCATGTTTATTCAATTCCTTTCCATTCTTTGTAATGGTCAATGATTTCTTCTTTGACTGCTTCCCAGTGTTTATCATTTAAACGTGAGTGAGGCTTGAAAGTTATAAAGTCAAACCAAGACATATTTGTATGGCCTTCTAAATTATGGCTTAGCAATAAAGCCCCTTCTGATTTCCAAAGGTCATAGCATAAGGAACCAGGAGCAAATGAATAAGTATCATTAAATTTCTCTACAAGGTTTTTAGAAACAAAGCTTTTAGTATGACCTGTTAAGTGAACATAAAATTCAATGGCTTTCTTACGGGTCAGTTTTTTCTTATCTTCACGTTTCATCTGTTTCATACAATTATCAATTTCATTGCCTTCAATTAAGCCTTCTAAAGCTGTTTCTTTAAAGAAAAATGAAATTTGATATTTTTCATTGTGGTAAGGACAGGTGCTATCAAATTTGAAGTTAGGATAGGGTTTAACACCTTCATAGGCCCAGACACCTTCACTTTCACATTTACCTGTAGTTGCATAAATGGTCCACACTCGACCTTTTACATAAATGACTTTGTCAAATAAATCATTTAATTCAAGTTGATTAGACATTAGTTTCAACTCCTTATTATCAATTCATCATGTTGCTATTCCAACAACATTGTTACCAAAAAAATTTTCAATGTTACAACGTAGTTCAAACGCTAGTAAAGGCAAGTGATCAGCCTTAAATGAATATTCACCTCTTTCGTACTTCATATAAGTAGAAGCATTTTTAAATCCTAGTTTGATTGCCATATCTTGAAGAGATATGTTTAATTCTTTTCGTCTTTGTTTTATAAAATCGAGATTTAAAGTTTTCATCATTTTCTCCTTTTTTTGTTGTTATATCAGCAACTTAACCTAAGTATATGTTGTTAATTTAGCAAAGTCAAGTTTTTTTGTTGTTGATTTAGCAAAATTATTTTTTCTTATATAGAAAAATGATAAAATTGATTTGTTGCTAATATAGAAAAGTGGTGGTTAGTATGGGTAAAAGTACACCAAATAGAGTTAAACATTTAAGAAATAAACATAATTTATCCTTAAGAGAATTAGAAAAGCGAACGGGAATTAATTATAGTGTCATTAGTAGAATTGAATCTGGTGACCGACCTTTAAATGACAATGAGTTGAAAATATTTGCTGATTTATTTGATGTATCTGTAGACTACCTTATTGGCAGAACTGATGAACCAGTAGTAAAAGATAATAACCCTATCAACATCTCTTTCCGGGATGGTGGAGAGGAAATAACAGAAGAAGAAGCTGAATACTTAGAACAGCAACTTAAACAATTTAGGGAGCTGCGAAAGAAGTTTCAGCAGAATAATGAGTAGTAAATACAATTATTGGAGGTATTTAACGATATGACGGAACATTTACTACAAAAAATTATAAAGAAACTAGACAATATTGATAAAAAAGTGAATGAAATTGAAACTACTATGGCTACTAAAGATGATATTAAAAGATTGGAAGCTTCAATCAATAGCCAACACATCGAAAATATCAATTCTGATGATCTAATTCTACGCAATTTAGACGAAATAAAAGAAAGTGTCCGTTACGTCAATCGTAAGATAGCAGATACCGAACTCGATGTGCATACGATGAAAAAAGCACTTAAACAATAAAGCATAAAGCGTAGAAATTTCAACAAGAGGATAAATTCAACAAGACACGCAACTATATTTTTGCGTGTCTTTTTAATTGACCAAAAGGGGGAAATTTGATGTATGGAAGCTTATTCTTTTTAAACACGGTTAGCCCTGATCGGCCAGTAGAAGAAAAGTATGTAGTCGAAATTGAGGGGCAAGATAGAGTTTCCTTTGTTAAAAAAGAAAATGCAATGCTTTTTTTATTTGATAATGGTGTAAGTACATTTCAATATTTCACGAAAGAAATATCAGAATATAAAAATATAAAAAATGTTGCAACGTATGAATTATGGCATATCGAAAACAGAGTTGGTTATGTCCTTTATAATTATGAACCTTTTATTGATGAAAATAATCAAGTACAAAAAAGAAAAGCTTATGTTTGGAGGTTTATTGGATTTGGCAAACCTAGTTTTGCTGCTACTAAAGAAGAGTTAAAAAATAAGGTTATGTCATTAATTTCCGAATATAAAAATGATACTGATAATCGAGGACTAAATGCATATCCTTATTTTACTCAATATTATAGATAGGGGTAACTTATATTGCACTCATACGATTTTATCGCTATTGATTTTGAAATAGCAAACCATAATTATAGTAGTGCCTGCTCATTAGGAATGGTTTTTGTAGATGAAAGGAAAATTGTAGATGAAAAGTACTATTTAATTCAACCGCCCAACTTAGAGTTAGATGAAGAGTTTTCAAAAATTCATAGTTTAACACTTGATCAATTGAGTACTGCACCTCTTTTTCATGAAGTGTGGGATGAGATTAAGCCTTTTTTCAATGACGACTCTCTTATCATTGCACATAATGCACAATTTGACATGAACACATTGAAAAACTGCTTAATAGAAAACTCTTTAAATGTACCTAACTTTAAATATGTTTGCAGTATTCCTATCAGTACTAGAGCCTGCAGAGGGGAAGGAATAGGATCTTCTTTAAAAGAACGAACTAAACGTTTTGGTATAACTTTAGATGATCATCATCATGCACTTTCTGATGCGAGAGCTTGTGCGGAATTGGTAATCAAATGTTTAGAAGTTAAGAAACGCAAAACAATTCATTCTTATTGTAAGACATATTCTAGTATACCAGTAAAATTATTTTCAGATTTGAAAACTCAATCTACTTTCTTAATACGAGGAAAACGGAAAAAATTTGATAGTGTAAAGATTGCGGAGATTACTCCAACTACCAGTAATATTGATAATAATCATCCTTTCTATAACCGACTCTTTGTCTTTACTGGTAACTTAGAAACTATTGATAGAAAAAACGCAATGCAAAAAGTTGTTGATGTTGGTGGTATTATTAAAAGTGGTGTAACAAAAAATACAGACTACATCATTGTCGGTAAACAGGATTTATCAATAGTTGGAAAAGACGGATTAAGTTCAAAGGAACGAAAAGCCTATGAACTTATAGAAAAAGGAATTAATATAAAAGTTCTTAATGAAGATCAATTTTTAAAAAACTTAAAATTGATTTCAAATTTAAAATGATTTAGTCCAGTGATGGACTTTTTCTTTTCGATAGGAAATGTCATTATTTGATAACTTTTGTCGAAAGTATAGCATTTCCTGAGAAATTATGTAAAATCTACTATAATTAACAAAGGAGGTTTTTACTTGGAAAAGAATAAATTTTATCAAAAAAAATGGTTTGCTTGGGTCTGTCTAATTCTATTAGCTCCAGTTGGTATTTTTTTGATGTGGCGCTATAAACATCATAGTGTTCCATTGCGTTCAATTGCCTCAGTAATTTTTGGACTCATTTTTTTAGTAGCTATATTTTCTGATGATACTAATGAAGTCTCTCAAAATGAGAGTGACCAAGAAGTGGTTGAAACTACTGGTGAAGTTAATGAACCTATTGAAGAAAATGAAACTACAGAAGTTGAGGAAGATCACACCGAAATTCTTGAATTCAATGGTGAGATGTCACTTGAAACCGCTGATAGTAATGTAACAGTAAATATTAATTCTAATGTTCCTGATGGCGGAATTTTTGAAGTGACAGTTGTTAATGGGAACTTTGACGTAGTTAGTGAATTTCTAGAAATTAAAGGAGGGTCTATAAAACACACCTTCGATATTTCCGATTGGCCTGTTGGATACATATCTGGAATAGCAAGTCTACGATTTAATTATGAAGAAAATCCACAACCTGAGCATATTAAGGCTATTTATGGTGAAACAGGGGAAAAAATGACTGGAGAGTTAGTTCAAGAAAATCATTTAGATGGATATAATGGAGTAATTTCCATTGATACTGTACCTTACCCAGACGAAACTACGGTTTTAGCTAAACAATCTGAATTATTTGATGAAGCTATTAATGAAATGATTTCCTTAGGTGAAGGAATTATTAAAAGTATTAAACCTATGACAGGTGACGATTGGAAAATTGTTGATGTAGTAATTAGTGATGCTTGGTACCACTCGCAAGAGTACGAAAAAGAACGATTTGCAGAACAAGTTGGTAATGCAATCGAAAATATCGTATTAAATAGCGGAAAAGCTACTGGAACTGTTAGCGTTTATTTTAAAGACGAATATGGTAAAGAAGTTGCTACCCCAAAAATTTTGGGTGGTTATAATATCAAAAGATAAAGCCTTTATGGCTTTTCTTTTTATTTACAAAAAGAACACACATTCGTATAATTAGTTTTAAATAGAAATTTTTGGGGGTTAGTCATGCGCTTTATATCATTGCACGAAGAAAAACTTACAAAACTTTATCAAAAGAAAGGCATTATTACAGTAAGTGATTTATCCATAAGTAATATTGCTGATAGTTTTAATATTTTGATAAAGTACCATCACTTGAACAGCAAATGTTTATACGATAATAATTGTGGTTTAATGTTATTAAAAGAAAATCAACGTATTGAAAATGAACGTGCCGATTTTTTTCATGAAATGGCTCATTTTTTCTCACATGTCGGTGATCAACGTAAGATGGTTAAAGATTTTGTCAGATTGCAAGAAAGACAGGCCCATTGGATATCTCTCTACGCTTCAATGCCAAGATTTATTTTTGAACCAATTTTAAATGAAACTAGATCATTAAAGGAATTGGTAGAAGTGTTTCAGCTTCCAGAAACTATGATTAAAGAAAGAATAAGAATTATCCGTCAGCAAAATTCCACTCAAAGTTATTATGACAACTTACATCAACAAGAAGACCTGCGAATAAATCGCTCATTACAAAAAGAAAAAATCTATGATTCTACTTTAGAAGTATTACAGAAATTAAGCAATCAAGTTGGAGAGGAGAAATTAAGTTATGAAATTCAAAGTCTATTACGATGAAATTGATGGTGAATTACGACCTATGTGGCTGATATTGCCAGTTAATATTGATGGGGCTTTTTCTTATTATTCGTTACAAGCACCGTTTGAAAGATTTTATCCAGAAGAATTTTATGGAGATATGAAGAATGTAACTGTATCCCAGGGGGAGTTGGTACGTTGTGTTGATGATCCATATTCATTTGGAATTAGCCTTGATCTACTAACCAATTATTTAACTAAAAATGGTTATCCTCTTGAAGTTATTCATGAGGCAGATAATTTTATTGTTCGATTTGATGATCTTGAGGAGCTGCTACAGTTTGATGTGAGAGGAATATTTTAAATGATATTGAATAAGTGTGAAATAAAAGACGAGGTGATTAATCATGCGCTGTGCAATCTATGCCCGTGTATCAACTGATGAACAAGCAACCGAAGGATTTTCTATCCCCGCACAAAAGGAACGATTAGAAAGTTTTATAAAAAGCCAAGGTTGGCATATACACGACTTTTATATTGATGACGGGTATAGTGCCAAAAACTTAGAAAGACCTCAAATTAAGCGAATGATGAAGGATATTGAGGCAAATAAGTTTGATGTTGTAGTAGTTTATAAATTAGATAGAATGGTCCGTTCGGTTGCAGATCTCCACAAATTACTTAAACTTTTTGAAAGAAATAAAGTTATGTTTAAGTCTGCAACAGAAATGTTTGATACTACTAGTGCGATGGGGCGATTTTTTATCACTCTTGTTGGAGCTATGGCCGAGTGGGAACGTGAAAACATTGGAGAACGTGTGAAATTTGGGACTCAGCAAATGGTGGAACAAGGAATAAGACCCGGGTCTCCACGACCATATGGTTATGAGTATACCGAAGGCGGTGAACTCAAAATTGTTGAAGATGAAGCTAAATGGGTGAAATTTATTTTTGATAAGTATGCAACGAATGGCGCTCAAACTATAGCCATTGAATTAAATCAAATGGGGATTAAAAATAAGAAAAATGATTTGTGGCATGGATCAAGTATTCGTTATATCTTAGATAATCCTATTTATGCAGGATTGCTTCGTTGGGATTATAGGCGTAGATCTGGTGATGTACGAATTTTTAATGATGATTTCACAATTGCAGAATTTAAACAAGAGGGATTTCAGCCTATTATTACAAAAGAGCAATTCGAATTAACTCAAAGTTTAATAAAAGAACGAGCAACCAACCGTATTCGTTCAACTACACATTACCCTTTTTCTACAATTATTCGTTGTTCGGAATGTGGACATAAATATGTAGGTAGAACTGAAATAAGGCAACCGGGTAACCGCCCATATCGTTCTTATTCTTGTCAGGGACGAAAAAAATATGGGGTTTGTAATGCGGCATCTTTCTCTGAAGAAGCGATGAACGAGGCTTTTTTAAAAAGCTTAGAATATTCATTGGGGCAATTAGATGAAATAGCTGCTGGACATGATATAAATCATATAGATGTTGAAAATTCTCTTTTAAAAATACAAAACAAAAAAGAACGAGCTAAAGAATTGTATATTGAAGGTGACATTTCTAAAAAACGTTACCAGGAATTAATGAACGAATACACAAAAGAAGAGAATAAGCTTCAATCAGCAATTGATGAAGCAGAAGAAGTTATATCAACTGAAGAAATAAAGAAGTTTTTACTTCATCTTAAAGATGAATGGAAAGACATGGATTATGAGGCCCAGAAAAAAGCAATTCAAAGTACATTTGAAACAATAACAATTAAAGTAATTAAAAAAGGAACAGCTGGTAAAAATCCTAAACCTGCTGTCCTTGATATCATTGACTATCAAAAGAGGTAGTCTTTTCTTCTTTATTACGACCTAACGAGCACAACGGATGCCCGAACCACGGTTTCTTGAAAGCAGCTCCATCTGTATCTATAATTTCTCTTATCTTCTTTTCGTTTACAAACTGGAGTAGTGGCGATGTCGGATCATTGACAATTTCTTGTAACCATTTCCTTACAGCCTTCGTGTAAAAAGGGTTATGGGTTTTAGGATATGGACTCTTTTTTCTATAAAGTACACTGTTTGGCAACACTCCTTCTAGAGCCTTACGTAAAATACCTTTTTCTCTACCTTCTAGGTTTTTCATTTTCCAAGGAATATTCCACACGTACTCTACTAATCGATGATCAGCAAAAGGTACTCGTACTTCAAGACTCGCCCCCATACTCATTCTGTCTTTTCGATCAAGTAGCGTTGTCATAAACCATACCATGTTTAAATAAAACAGTTCTCTCCTTCTCGCATCCTCATTACTTTCTCCATCTAGACGAGGAGTTTCAGCAACAGTATCTGTATAACGGTTCATAACATAATCTTTCAGCTGAAGTTTTTCTCGCCACTCATCTGTTAATAGTGCCTCACGCTCTAGTGTGGAATGCATCCAAGGAAAGCTCTCACGATTCATCAAATCCTTGCGGTGGAACCATGGGTAACCACCAAAAATTTCATCAGCACACTCACCGGAAAGCCCTACTGTTACATCTTTTTTGATTTTTTCACAAAACCAAAGTAAAGATGAATCAATATCAGCCATACCTGGTAAATCGCGAACGTAAACGGCTTCTTTTAAATAACCTGCCAAATCTTCATTTGTTATTATACATGAATGATGTTTCGTCCCTAAAAATTCAGATACTTCTTTTATCCAAGGACCATCTGCGTTTGGCTGAAAATCATTTGCTTTAAAATATTTATCATTATCTATATAATCAATGGAGTACGTATGAAGTGGTCCTCTTCCCTCTTTCTCAAAATAGTTTGCCGCAAATGCTGTTAAGGCACTAGAATCAACTCCACCTGAAAGAAACGTACTTACAGGCACGTCAGCTACCAACTGCCTTTCCACAGTATCCTTTAATAGCCAATTAATTTTTTCCGCAGTTTGTTCTACATTTTCTTCATGTACTTCACTCTTTACGTTCCAGTACCTTTGAATTTTTAATCCATTTTTATTATATTTTAATACATGACCTGGACGTAATTCCTTCATATTATCGAACACACCGTGCCCTGGTGTTCTTGAAGGACCTAACCCAAACACTTCCGCTAATCCTTCCCTTGTCACTTCTGACTTAACATTAGGGTGTGCTAAAATTGCTTTTAATTCGGAACCAAATAGTAATGCTCCATTTAATTCTTGATAAAATAAAGGTTTTACCCCTAAACGATCACGAGCAATAAAAAGTTCTTCCTTTTTTTCATCCCAAATCGCAAACGCATAAATACCATTTAAATAATCAACACACGCTTCTCCCCACTCAATAAAGGAAGTAAGTAAAACCTCTGTATCTGAATGGGATTTAAAGGTATGCCCACGCGCTAGCAGTTCTTTTCGAATATCTTCTGTATTATAAAGCTCACCGTTGTAAGCCATTGTACAAACCTTAGATTTTTCTGACTTTGTCATTGGTTGTTTTCCACCTTCAGGGTCAACAACAACCAGTCGTGTATGACCAAAAGCTGCATGTAATGAACTCCAGACTCTGGAATCATCTGGTCCGCGCTGACTTAATGTTTTGGTCATTTTATCAACAGTTTTTACTTCTTTTCGTAAATCATTGTTCCAATCAACCCAACCAGTAATACCGCACAT